TTATCGATATAAAGATATGGTGTCATACCATAAAATTTATCAAAATACTCTATGTACATAACCTTTTATTATTTTATTCAGTTTATATTTTATCAAAGATACGAAAAATATTCCGTATTTCCAAATCAAATGTGTGTCCACGTTTGACGTTTCACAATTTCCATAATATTCCACGTACTAACCTTAAAGTTTCTTGCTATAACATTAACTGAAAACCCTTTCTTAAAAAGGTCTCTTATTGATATAACTTGCTCGTTTGTTAGTTTAGCCTTAGGATGATTTTCCCCTCGTCTATTATTGGATACATTCATTTATTGCGTTTATATATGCCATCTTCGAAGACATCCCAGTAAAGCGATTTACTTCTTTGCCATCTTTTTCAATGATAACTGTCGGTACTGAACGAATTCCGTACTTTGTTGCTTCATCATATGCTACATCTACATCGTAATCTTCAAATTTAACATTTGAAAATTGATTTTTTATTTCATTAATAACCGGAGCTAATGCTCTGCAAGGGCCACACCACACTGCTGAAAATTTCTTAACTGTTACCATTTTTGTTTTTTCCTTTTTGTTTATCCTTCACAACTTACACATTCAGGGTCCATTGCCTTTGTAGCAATATCGCCTCTTAATACGGATTCCGTTCTCATGTAATACAATGTCTTAACTCCTTGTTTCCAAGCCTCCATTGTTACCTGATTAATCCATTTCGGTTCTGCAATTGCAGGGAATGCTAAGTTTAGTGAAACTGATTGGTCTATATATTGTTGTCTAATACCCGCCTGTCTTACTAAATCTAATTGGTTGATTTCTTTGAATGTTTTAAATACATCCTTAACATTAAATGTTTTATGTTTATCTTCAGGTAATACCTCTTCACAAAGAATTGCTTTACCATTTACAAAACACCAATTATCTAATTCTTGAATATCTTGAATAGAACCACCATCTTCTAAAATCTTATCCCAAATTTCTTTGGTATTAATTCCAGCTTTTTTAAGTAGTTTTTCTAATTCAGAATTTCTACGAATGAATGTTCCTTTTGAAGTTTGTTCCGTAAATACATTTGCTGCCCACGGCTCAATACCAGAACTTACATCTCCACTCAATTTAGAGTTAGAAACTGTTGGTGCTATTGCACGTAAGTGAGTATTACGGAATCCACTATCTCTACACCAAAGTGGTTCACCCAATTCAGATGCCATGTCTCTACTTGCCCTTTCAGATTCAATTTTCATTTGAGAAAATATCTTACGAGTTTCAAATTGAGCAGGCATTCCTTCAAATGGAATTCCTCTTTGTTGTAAGTAAGTGTGCCATCCTAATACACCTAAACCCAATGCTCTACCTTTTTCTGCTGAACGAACTGCATTTTCAAATCCTTTCATATTCTTAGCCTTTTGTATGAATTCTGAAAGAACTCCATCTAAGAAATAAGTTGATGTGTAAATCAAATCAGTATCCTTCCACTCATCATATTTTGCTAAGTTTAAAGAACTTAGGCAACAAACGAATGAATGTGATTCATCGGTATGTAATACAATTTCAGAACAGATATTAGTCATAAAAACTTTCAATCCATTTTGTTTGTACATCGATGGGTTTTGTTTATTCACATTACCCTTAAATAAAATATAAGGTTCACCTGTTGCTTTTCTTTTCTGAAGTAATTTACTCCATTTTCTTCTAGCCTCAGATTCTCCATCTTGTAGTTTTCTCATAAACTTATCACCTACAACTGCACATTGATGAAGATTTAAACATTGACGATTAACATCACCCTTCGGTTCTCTAATCTCCAACCAATCTTCAAAATCTTTATGTTCGATGTTTAAGTTTACTGATGCTGCACCTCTTCTTACTGAACCTTGATTCGTTGCAAGAATAGTTGAATCATATATTTTACCAAATGGAACTACTCCATCGGATGTACCATTACCGGTAATCTTTGCACCTGCTGGTCTGATTTGGTTGATACCAATACCAACTCCACCACCATGCTTTGCTAATAGCATTAATTCTAAATTCTTTGAACCTATATCAAAAATGGAATCTGCTACATCTATACCAAAACAACTAATAGGTAATCCCCTATCAGTACCTGTGTTTGATAATACCGGTGTAGCTAAACATAACCATCCTCTCCATATATAATCGAAAAATTTAGATGCTAGTTGCGGTTGGCCTAATCTCTGTGCTACTTTTGTAGACACTCTCCAATACGCATCTTTTGGTGTTTCTCCCTCAATTAAATAACCCTTCGATATGGTTTTAACATATACTTCGGTATTACCCCACTCCGGGAAATCGACACCAAGTTCCCATCCAAATTCTTCACCTTGATTTTTTGCCATAATATTGTTTTATTTAAAATAAGTCATCCCAATTCTCACCTTCACCTGCTTTTGAATAATCGGTAGGTCTCATTGCGAAGAAATCCGTATGAGTTAACCCACCTGTTAAATGATAGAACCAATCTAATTCAGATGCTTTCTTTTTATTGAATTCAAAATGGTCATCAGTACCCGGAATTGGAGTGTATCCTAATTCAGCAAGTTTCTCATTAATTCTTTTGATGATAAAATGTTTTAGGTCATCTTTTTTCATATTCTCTAAATCACCTTGTTCAAACATCTTATCAATAAACTTATGTTCCAAGTCCATTATCAGTTTTGCTGCTTTATAGATATCAGCTTTTGCTTCTTGTAGTAATTCTGGGAATTCATCACACATATGTCTGAATAGTTGACAACCCATTCTACTATGTAGGGATTCATCTCTTACACTCCATTTCATTTGTTGACCAATTCCTTTTAATTTATTTCTCATTTGAAATGAGTAAAGAACTGCAAATGATGAATATAGAGATACTCCTTCTGCAAACGCAGAGAATATTGCTAAACTTCTACCAACTTCTTTTCTTGCAATTGGGTTTGTTGCCAAATCCTCATGTGACCAATCGGCTGTAGTTTTTGTTAATAATTCAAACTTTTCTGCAATTGCAGGTTCGTGTAAAAATGCTTCAAAATCATCTAATCCTAAAGTTTCATTTAAATACGAATATGCAATTGCGTGAATAGTTTCTTGAGAACCAAACATCATTGCCATCTGACGGATTTCATGTTTTGGAAACCATTTGGTAACCATATTAGTCCAATAATCAGATACAGCACATTCAGTCTGAGCAAATCCTAAAAGTATATTACCTACTAAATTCTTTTCAGATTCAGTTAGTGTTTCATTCCAATCTTTAATATCACCTTGCATTGGTATTTCGGTATGTAACCAAAATGCCTGTGCTTGTAATAACCATCCTTCCGTATAATATATTGGAAATTCAAAGGGTTTGAATGGAATTCTTTCAGTAAATAATTTGCTCATTTTGTAACTTTTTTTATTTGTTCTCTTCTACTGATAATTTTCTATAATCCGTAATAAGTTTCTTTAATTCTCCAATCGCTTTTCTTGCTCTTGATTTGGATGCCTTAGTTGCCCCGTTGTGTTCTGCTTCGAATTGAGTAAATAAATCCTTCATTTGTTCGAATAATTCAGTTGATGTTGCCATAAATTGTTTGTTTGTTAAAATGTTAAAAATTAATCCAACAAAATATCTTGTTGGTGAGTATAACTATTGTATATATGAAAAAAAGAAATGATTTTTTTTAATATTTTTTTTCTTTTTTATTATCCCACATTAGCAAAAAGCTAACTCCTTTATTATAATAGGGTTACCCCATATTTTCTACATACTTCTTATGTAGAAGTTGTTTCTGAACCATTTGTCCGTTGTTAGATTCCTTTGAAGCAATAATCCCATCAGCGGAAGCTGCATCATATACTTCGATAAATCCTGTGTTCGTATCCATCTTACAAGGGAAAGTAATTCCATCTGGCCCAAATCGGTTTTTCATAATGTGAGCCCTTGCAGTATTGTTCAATTTATCTTTTGATTTTCTACTCCAACTCATAATGAAATCTGCATTCATAACCTTTGCATACGAATCTGCAATCTTATCTGCTTCAATTACATCTGAATCTATCGCAGAACGATTTGTTTGAGAAGCAGTCCATATTGGTATTCTCAATTCACCACCCATACCTCTAAGGTCAATATAAACACCACCTTGTTCAGCATAAGTTGAATCCGTTTTATTTGAATGGGAAAGAAGTAAATCTGCATAATCCACAATAATTAGGTCAGGCCGGTTGCCGGTTGCAATCATTTTTTCAATATGCATTTGCAACTTCTTAACACTTACCCCTTTTGGTGGATAATATTTAATAAGTAATTTTCCTTGTAATCCTTTGATTTTTGCTTTAACATCCTCTTTTCTATCTCTCAAATCTGCAGATGGGATATGAGTAAAGACAGTATCGTATCTTGCACCTACATAGTGTTCTGATAACTCCATTGTATAATGAACTACACTTAATCCAGATTTAACTGCCGATGCACCCAATGCGGTTAGAATCCAAGTCTTACCAACACCGGATGGTGCAACTACTACTCCTAATTCTCCTGGTCCTAATCCTCCATCCATCAAATCAGTAATGGGTTTCCAATCAGTTGGGACGGTATCCCTCTTTTCATCTACTGAACGGGATTCAAAATCTAAAACATAATCATGTCCTAAATCGTTTTCAACCCCAACCTTCATTGCCTTATCTACGAGGTCTTTGATTTTATCGTAACTTCCTGCCTTTAATAAATCTACTGATTGTAGAATTACTTGTTTTAAGTTTTGATTTTTACAAAAGGATGTAAATTCCGTTTTAATGTAGGCTAAATCAGTTACGTTACCTACTTGTGTGTAGATATGACGTAATTGTTCTACAATCGTTGTTTGTAATCCTTTGTTATCTAATTTCGATAAACTTACTTTGAAAGCATCCATTGTGGGTGCTTGTCTATATTCAGTATGATAGTTAACAATTTCACTAACTATCCATTTGTTTGCATCCGATTCAAAAAATTTGGGTGTAACAATTTCTGATATTTGGTCTAAGAATTTATCATCGGTTAATAATGCAGATACAACTTTGGATTGGAAAGACTGTCCGTATTTCGATAAGTTGTCTATATCTTGCATTATTTATTTTTTTCCTTCTTTGTTTTCGTTTTAATTTCCTCAACTTGAGTTTCAACTACTTCGGTAACTACCTCAGTCTTACTCTTTCCTTTCGATGCTTTCCATTCGCTCTTTGGAACGAATTTCCAATATCCACCTTTTACTCTTTCATCTGCTTCGATATCACTCACTCTCTTAATTTCTCCTAACGTATAGGATTTTGCTTCCTTAATTGTTTTAATACACTTCATAGTTTTCCTCCATGTTTAATTGTTATTTTATAATAATATTTCCAAATGTTGTTTTTAACCAATCATTGATATCACCAAAGTTGTTTACCGCTTTATACTTTAAACATACCTTCATAAAATCTAATTTATTTAATTGGTCGTTTGGTTCGTTAAATTTACTCAATATATTCATTTTTATAATACCTGATATATCGGGGTCATCTAATTGCATCAATTCTCTATTCATAAGAATCTGCTC